CTGGTTTGGCATTCCAGCCAGACATGGTTTATGTAAAAAACCGTTCTGCGGCATCAGACCCAACTTTTTCTGATGCTGTGCGTGGCATCACAAAGGTTCTTTATACAGATTCAACTGCTGGCGAATCAACTGCGCCTAGCTTTGGTTACATCAACAGCGTTTCATCAACAGGTATCAATGTCAATTCTGGCGGTGGAACAGAAGCCAACTTCAACAAAAATACTCAGGCTTATGTTGCATGGAATTGGCTTGCTGGAAATTCAACATCATCCAACACATCTGGCTCAATCACATCAACTGTAAGCGCAGGGGCTACGCAAGGCTTTAGCGTGGTGACTTATACAGGCACAGGTACAGCGGCAACAATTGGTCATGGACTAGGTGTTGCACCAAAGATGATTATTGTGAAGCGTAGAGATTCGGCTGGTAATAACTGGCCTGTCTACCATGTTTCAACTGGCGCATCAAACATTCCATATCTTGAAAATACATCGGCATATTTCACAAGAGCAGGTAACTTCAACAATACAGCACCAACATCAGCTGTATTTAGTGTTGGCGGCTCTGGTCAAACTGATTACACAAACACCAATGCAAGCGGAGGAACTTATGTCGCCTACTGTTTTGCAGAAGTAGCTGGCTATTCCAAATTTGGTAGCTACACGGGTAATGGAAGTGCAGACGGGACTTTTGTGTATTTGGGATTTCGTCCTCGCTGGCTCATGGTTCATTGCTCAAGTGCGGGTATATCTGACTGGCCAATCTACGACACTTCTCGACCAACATACAACCAAAGCAGACAAGTTTTGTATGCTGACTTATCAAATGCAGAGGCCTCCGCAGGCCTTGCAATCGACTTGCTTTCAAACGGTTTCAAATGGCGTGAAGCTGGTGGTCAGGGCAATGATTCTGGTCAAACATACATCTTTGCCGCATTTGCAGAAAACCCATTCAAAATTTCACTTGCGAGGTAACTCATGTTTTTACTCAACGGCAACACATTACCGCTTGATACGCCATTCACAGTTGATGGCATCAGATACCCTGCCAATTGGTTGCGTCTGACCTCTATTGAGGAAAAGAACGCCATCGGCATCATAGAAGTGCCTGACCCTGTTGTTATTTACGATGACCGATTCTATTGGGGTGTGGACAATCCCAAACAATTGGAAGACATCACGGTAACTCCAGAGCAAGGTGAGCCTTATGTCCAGCGTGGACTTAAAACCAACTGGATTGCACAGGTCAAGGACACGGCTGGTAAGTTATTGGCTCAGACCGATTGGATGGTGATTCGCAAGGCAGAGCGTGATGTGGCTATCCCTGCGGATACTGTCACCTACAGGGCGGCTGTGGTTGCTGAAGCCAATCGGCTTGAGACTGCAATCACCGCCTGTTCTGATGTTCCAGCCCTTATTGCTGTTGTTTCTGCACAAAATTGGCCTCAAGCATGACCCCAGAACTCCAGAAATACTATGAAGAACGGTTTTCCATGATGGGCATGGAGGGCTGGAAGGATTTAATTATTGATATTGACTCTATGATAGAGTCCATCAATAATATAAGTGTGATTCCTGATGAAAAGACCTTGCAATTCCGCAAAGGAGAACTTTCCATCTTGACTTGGCTGAAAAACTTGAAAGAGATCAGCGAAAAGGCTTACGAGGAATTAAATGAAACGAATTTATGAATTTGTCTGTGAAAATGGACACAAAATTGAACGGTACTGTGATTATGAGGCGCAGTCTGTTCATTGTGAGTGCGGTGGTTCAGCCAGCCGCATCATGAGCGCACCTAGCGTTAAATTGGAAGGATGGTCAGGTCATTTCCCAACTGCTCATATGCAGTTTGACCGTAAACATCGTGAAAAGTTAGCGGCAGAGCGCAAAACCACCACATAAGCAATTAGGCCGTGGTGATCTCCTAGAACCCAAGAGTGGCAGGAAAAAGGAAAAAACAATGTTGATTGATAACCCAGACGAGATGCAAAGTGAATTAGAAGCTGTTGAAAAGCAGAAACTTGAATCCACGATTGAGCAAGCTAGTGATGACATTCCCGACAAGTATCGGGGCAAAGAACTGTCAGACATTATCAAGATGCACCAAGAGGCTGAGAAGCTGATTGGTAAACAGGCTCAAGAGGTAGGTGAAGTTCGCAAATTGGCAGATGAACTCATCAAGCAGAACCTTGCTGGAAAGTCTCAACCTGTTAAAGAGGAAGAACCTGAAGTAGATTTCTTTGAAAATCCACAGGCGGCAGTTCGTAAGACTGTAGACAGTCATCCTGATGTTCTAGCGGCTAGACAAGCGGCTATGGACTTCAAGAAGATGCAGATTCAGCAAAAGTTGGCGGCTGAACATCCTGACTTTGCTCAGATTGTTCAAGACCAAGACTTTGCGAATTGGGTGAAATCTTCACCTGTTCGTATTGGCTTGTACGCAAAGGCTGATGGTGAATTTGACTATGACAGCGCAAACGAATTGCTCAGTACATACAAGCAGTTAAAGGGTGTCAAGGCTAAACAGACAAGTGATGCGGGGGAAACTCAGCGCAAAACAAATCTCAAGGCGGCATCAGTTGATGTTGGTGGTACTGGTGAATCAGGAAAACGAGTCTATCGCAGGGCTGACCTTATTCGGCTGAAAATGCAAGACCCGAACCGATACGATGCTTTAAGTGAAGAAATCATGGCGGCATACGCAGAGGGTCGAGTCAAGTAACTTAACTTTTGATCTTATTGGAGATACAACATGGCAACATCATTTTCCCCTAGTAACTCAGTTACTACCACCACAGCGGCTAATTTCATCCCTGAAATTTGGTCAGACGAAATCGTAGCCGCATACAAGAAAAACTTGGTCATGGCTAATTTGGTCATGAAGATGAACTTCAAGGGCAAGAAAGGTGACACCGTTCACATTCCTGCACCTACTCGTGGTTCTGCTTCTGCCAAAGCCGCTGAGACAGCAGTCACTTTGATTGCCGCTACTGAGTCTGAAGTCCAAGTGTCTATCAACAAGCACTATGAATATAGCCGCTTGATCGAAGACATCGTGGAAGCCCAAGCATTGAACTCTATGCGTCAGTTCTATACTGGTGACGCTGGTTACGCTTTGGCTCGTCAAGTTGATACCGACTTGATTCAGTTGGGTCGTTTGGCTAACGGTGGCTCTACTGGTGCTCAATACGGTTCTGCCTACATTGGCGGTGACGGTACAACCACCTTTGACTACACAGCTAACACCAATACTGGTAACGCTTCTGCTCTGACTGATGCGGCTATTCGTCGCACTATTCAGCGTTTGGATGACAACGATACTCCTATGGACAATCGTTTCTTCATCATCCCTCCATCAAGCCGCAACACTCTGATGGGTCTGGCTCGTTACACCGAACAAGCATTTGTCGGTAATGGCGATGCTATCCGCAATGGTGAAATCGGTAACCTGTATGGTATCCCTGTGTTCACTTCCAGCAATGCTGACTCAGCATCTGCTACATCTACATACCCTGCATCTGGCTCTGCCATTGCTCGTGTCTGCTTGATGGGTCACAAGGACTCTATGGTTCTGGTTGAGCAAGTTGGTGTGCGTTCACAAGTTCAGTACAAGCAAGAATACCTTGCCACCCTGTTCACAAGTGACACTCTGTATGGCGTAGCCGCCTTGCGTAGTGCCGCTTCTACTGGTGCGGCTAAGTCTTCTTCCATGTTTGCCTTGGTTGTTCCTAGCTAATTGCAGTTGCCCCCTCGCCTAACGGTGGGGGGTCTTTTTTAATCTAATTAGGAGGAATCAAAAATGGCAAGCGCAACATCAGTTGTAACACGCAGAGGTAATGACCAGTTTCGTGGTTTGTTCTCTGACACATGGGCAGTCACTTGCACATTGGATGCAGGTTCTCTTGTTGATGGTGCTGGTGAGACAGATGATGTAACAGTTCCCGGTGTTGCTTTGGGCGACATGGTAATTGGTGCATCTTTGGGTGTTGATTTAGTTGGTTTGACTGTGACTGGTTATGTCTCAGCCGCTAATACCGTCAAATTCCGCATTCAAAACGAGTCAACCGCAACTGTCAATTTGGCATCTGCCACCATGAAGATCGTTATTGTTCGCATGGTGTAACGAATGGGGGGCTAGTCCCCCCTTTCTCATTTAAGGGGTTTTATGGCTACTTTTCGTTGTCTTCAGTCTGGTAACACCGTGACTTTCACCTTGCAACATGACATTGATTCCATGAAAGGACATCAAGGCTATGTAAGGGTTGATGAAACAGAAGTAACCACAAAATCTGTAGAATCAGAAACTAGAACAGATACCGCCTTTCGTGCGCCTGTCATCCCCACAATTAAACGTATGGGAAGACCCAGAAAGGTAGCAAATGTCTGACATTGATGCAAGAGACTTTGGCAAACTCGAAGCTCAAGTAGAAGCTCTCCAAAAAGAAATGCACGTTCTAAGTGCAGACGTAAAAACTCTCTTGGAGATGGCAAACAAATCTAAAGGCGGCTTGTGGGTAGGGATGTCCTTGGCCTCCTTTGGCGGTGGTTTGGTTACTTTCATTGCAGATAGGATTTGGAAATGAAAACTTCCCCTAAGTCTCCCAAAACAGCCCCTAAAAAGGGTGTTCCCGTAACTGTCATGGTGGCTATTGGCAAACCAAAAATGGCTATGCCCAAGCGTGGTCAGCGCACAGCTACCAACATGATGAAAAAATCTTCAAGAGGTAAATAATGTCATCTTTAAGCGACCCAATCACACTCCTGAGCGCAGTTGGCGCAACTGGCGCATCTAAAGCTGTTCAAGTTGATGCTGGTCAACCAGCTTTCTTGCAAGTTTCAGGCATCACATCTGCTACTGTTGCCTTGCAAGGTAGTCTTGACGGCACTAATTGGTCAACCATTGGCACAGCATTGACTGCTAACGGCTTGATTACTGTGCAAAACTCGCCAAAGTATTTGCGGGCTAACTGTACAGTTTATGTTTCTGGCACGATTACAGCCAAAATCATGTACTAAGGAGAAACCCTATGAAGATGACTAAATCTGCCAAAAAAGTGAAGAAAGTCATGGGCGAGTACAAAGAAGGCACTTTGCATTCTGGCAAAGGTGGCAAGGTTGTAACCAGCCAAAAACAGGCAATTGCCATTGCTTTGTCTGAGGCTGGTAAAGCCAAGAAAAAGACAAAGAAGATGTAATATGAAGACTCCTACTTGGCAGACAAAAGCTGGTCAAAATCCTAAAGGCGGCTTGAATGCCAAGGGCAGAGCCTCTTATAATGCGTCAACTGGTGGCAACTTGAAGCCTCCAGTTAAGTCGGGGGACAATCCTCGCAGAGCAAGTTTCTTGGCTCGCATGGGCAATATGGCTGGTGCTGAGTACAAGGATGGTGAACCGACAAGACTGCTTCTTTCGCTAAAGGCTTGGGGTGCTAACTCCAAGGCTGACGCAAAGGCAAAAGCTAAAGCTATATCCGCAAGGAACAAAGCAAAGGCTGGAAGCAGATGACATACTTAGAACTTGTTAACGATGTGCTGGTTAGGTTGCGTGAGTCAACCGTTTCAACCGTTTCTGAAACATCATATTCAGCCCTGATTGGTAAGTTTGTCAACGATGCAAAGCGTCAGATTGAAGATGCTTACGCTTGGAACATCCTTGGCACTACCATCACCCTGTCAACAACATCAGGCACATACTCTTATGCCCTGACTGGTTCAGGTCAAAAGTTTCAAGTCCTTGATGTGCTGAATGTGACCAGCAATCTCAGGATGAAGAACATTGATTTTGCAACCATGAACAGGTTTCAGAATTTCTCTACTCCTGTCAACGGTATTCCAGCCTATTACGCCTTTGATGGCGTGAATGGTAGCTACGACACCAAGGTAACGCTTTACCCTCGTCCTGATGGCGTTTACAGCATTCCTTTCAGCCTTACCGTCCCACAAGCCACATTGTCAAGTGACTCAACTGTTGTGCTTGTGCCTGATGTGTTGGTTGTTCAGAATGCCTATGCTCGTGCATTGGTTGAGCGTGGTGAGGATGGTGGTTTAACATCATCTGAGGCTTATGCGTTGTACAAGGCGATGTTGTCAGACTACATTGCTTTGGAAGGAACACGCTACCCTGAGAATCAGGAGTTTGTAGCGATATGAGCCAAGCAATCCAGACATACAGCATTTCAGCACCGGGCTTTTACGGTCTGAACACACAGGATAGTCCTTTGGACTTGAATGCTGGATTTGCTTTGGTTGCGACAAACTGCATCATTGACCAGTATGGTCGTATTGGTTCACGCAAAGGCTGGTCAAGAGTCAATCCATCTTCAGGAAACCTTGGCGCAAACGATGTCAAGGTCATTCATGAGTTGGTTCAAGCTGATGGCACTTACACCGTCTTGTTTGCTGGTAACAACAAGTTATTCAAACTTGGCTCAAGCAATGCAGTTACAGAGTTGACCTATGGGGGTGGGGGTACAGCCCCAACCATCACAGCAAGCAATTGGCAATGTGCATCCTTGAATGGCATTACCTATTTCTTCCAGTCTGGTCATAACGCTTTGATCTATGACCCTGCTGTTAGCACTACGACATATCGCAGAGTTAGCGAGAAGACTGGTTATCAGGCAACAGTTCCTGATGCCAACACTTGCATTTCTGCTTTTGGTCGTTTGTGGGCGGCAGATACAACATCGAACAACGCTACTGTTTACTTCAGCGATTTGATCTCAGGCCATGTTTGGTCTACAGGTACTGCTGGTAGCCTGAATGTGAACAATGTTTGGGTCAATGGTGCTGACCAGATTACTGGTTTGGCGGCTCATAACGGCTTCTTGTTTATCTTTGGCAAGCGTCAAATCTTGGTCTATCAAGGCGCAACAGACCCATCTACTATGTCATTGAGTGACACGGTTGAGGGTATTGGTTGCATTGCCAGAGACAGCATTCAAACCACCAGCACCGATGTGTTGTTCTTGTCCAACTCTGGTGTCAGATCGTTGATGAGAACAATTCAAGAGAAGTCAGCACCAGAGCGTGACTTGTCAAAGAACATCCGCAATGACTTGATGTCAGTTATTGCTGGTGAAACATTGGCTAATGTGAAGTCAGTCTATTCAGAGCGTGAGGCTTTCTATTTGCTGACAACTCCAAGCATTGATGCTGTGTGGTGCTTTGACACTAAGGCTTATCTGCCTGATGGTTCTGCTCGTGTGACTACTTGGGACTCGATTGCGCCAAAGTCTTTCTTGTCTCGCAGAGATGGTAGTTTATACATTGGGAAGAATGGCTATATTGGTTTGTATAACACTTACCAAGACTACGATACAGCTTATCGTATGTTGTATTACACGAATCATGCTGATCTTGGCAATCAGAACCAGACTTCAATCCTGAAGAAGTTGTCCATTGTGGTGATTGGCGGTAGTAATCAGACCGTTACATTCAAGTGGGGTTTTGATTTCAAGACCAACTACTTGTCTGACAACGATACCATTCCAACACAAGGCGAGTCCTATTATGGGATTGCTGAGTATGGTGCTAATGCCACAACAGTTGCTTACTACTCTGATGGTGTTGCATTGCAAACATTGGTAGTTTCTGCAACAGGTGCTGGAAAAGTTGTGCAAACAGGTTATGAATCAGATATTAATGGAACTGCATTGTCTATTCAGAAGATTGAGATTCAAGCCAAACAAGGCAAGATAAGTTAAAGGAAGATCATGAGTGATTACACCAAGAGCACGAATTTTGCAAGTAAAGACAATCTGTCTTCTGGCAATCCATTAAAGATTGTCAAAGGTACTGAGATTGATACTGAGTTCAACAACATTGCAACCGCCATTGCCACCAAAGCGGATTTAACAAGTCCAACATTTACTGGCACTCCTACATTGCCCACAGGAACAATTGCCACTACGCAAAGTGCTGGTAATGACACCACAGCCGTTGCAACAACTGCATTTGTTCAAGCGGCATTGAGTGCTTTGTTTCCTGTTGGTTCAATTTACATGAACTCGTCAGTTACTACAAATCCTGCGACATTGTTGGGGTTTGGTACTTGGACTGCATTTGGTGCTGGTCGTGTTCCTGTTGGCTACAACGCAAGCAATTCATTGTTTGACACGCTTGAGGAAACTGGTGGTAGTGCAGATGCAATCAATGTAAGCCACACTCACACGGCAACATCAACAGATGCTGGTCATACTCATACATATCCAGTTGGTGATGGCTACTACAACACGGCAGTCTCTCCTGCAATTCCAACAAATACATATTCAAGCAGACAGAATACGACAAATTCGACTGGTTCTTCAACTGCAAGCATTACGACAACCATTGATTCTACTGGTTCTTCTGGCACTAACGCCAACTATCAGCCTTACATCACAGTTGCGATGTGGAAGCGTACAGCATGATGTTGCAAGACCCTGAATATCGCATCACTCATCACTTTAGTGATGGTCTGTATGCCAAGGAGTCATTCTTCACAGCAGGAATGTCTATCATGAAGCATACGCATAACTTCAGCCATCTGTCTATCTTGGCTCATGGCAAGGTTGCGGTATTGCGTGGGACTGAGATTGATATTGTTTCTGCACCAGCTTGTATTGAGATTGAGGCTGGTGTTACTCATGGCGTAAAAGCCATTACTGATTGTGTTTGGTTTTGCATTCATGCCACAGACGAGAAAGATGCGTCTAAAGTGGATGAGATTTTGATTAAAGGGGATTGATATGCCGTGGATTGCCGCTGGTGCTAGTTTACTTGGTGGTTATATGCAGGGAGAGGCGGCTAAAAGTGCCGCCAATACTTCTGCTGATGCACAACTTAAAGCGGCTCAACTTGCCGCTGAAGAAGCTCGTTTTCGTCCTGTTGGCGTAACAACTCGATTTGGTCAATCTAACTTCCAGTTTGACCCATCTGGTCGCCTGTCTGGTGCTGGTTACACCGTAGCACCTGAGATGCAAGCCTATCAAAACCGTTTGATGGGTTTGGCTGGTCAGGGCTTGACTCAAGCTGAAATGGCTCAACAGCAGTATCAGCCTTTGACTGGTGCGGCTACTGGTTTGTTCAACTTGGGTTCTCAGTACCTACAGCAGACTCCTCAACAGGTTGCACAGCAATATATGCAACAGCAACAGGATTTGCTTGCACCTAGCCGTGAGCGTCAGATGGCTCAACTGCAAAACCAGTTGTATCAGACTGGTCGTGGTGGTTTGTCTGTTGGTGCTACTGGTATGCGTCCTAGCGGTGCGGCTGGACTTGGTGCTACTACACCTGAAATGGAAGCCTATTACAACGCATTGGCTCAACAAGACTTGCAGTTGGCTAATCAGGCTCAACAGGCTGGTCAGCAAAATGTTGCGTTTGGTGCTGGATTGTTTGGTCAGGGTTCTAACTTGCTGAATCAGTACCAAGTTGGTCAAGTTGGTGCTTTGTCACCGTTCCAAAGCTACTTGCAGACTACTCAAGGTATTGAGTCTTTAGGTCAGCAACCTTTGGCTTTGGGTTCTGAGTTGGGTGGTCGTGCATCGACTGCTGGTGCTAATGCTGGTCAGTTCTTGAGCAGGGCTGGTACAACTGCGGCAATTACTCGACAAGCTGGTGACTATGGAAGTGGTTTAGGTGGTGCGTTGCAAGCATTTGGCAACTCGCCTATGGCTGGTCAGATTGGAACAGAAGTAGGCAATCGACTTGGCAACTGGTTAAGTTCATTTGGTACGCCAGATGGTGCGGCTGGATACAACATAAGTCCAGAGCAGTTTGGTGCTTACTACGGTCAAGTTTGATAAGGGGCAATCATGGCATTAGATTACGCAGGACTATTCGCAACTCCAGATCAGTATCAGCTTGCCCAACAACAAGCACAACAAGCTGAAGCGGCTAAATACGCCCAACTTGACCCTAGGGCGCAAGCACAGTATGGCTTCTACCGTGGTGGTCAACAATTGACCAATGCCATTGGTGGTGCTTTGGGTATTGAAGACCCACAGTTGAAAATCATTTCTAACAGACAGACATTGGCTAGTCAGTTAGACCCTACCAATCTTGATTCATACAAAGCTGTTGCACAAGCGGCAATGGATGCTGGAGATCAACCGTTTGCGATGGCTATTGCTGATGCTGGTAGGCAAGCCGCTATTCAGATTTCACAAGCCAATAAAGAGCGTCAATTAGCCGTTCCTGCCGACATTCAAAAGGCTCAATTTATTGGTCAGTTGCAAGATAACCTTGCACAACTTAATGCACTACCACCATCTGCTGAAAGAGATCGTGCAATCAATATTCTTTCAAGCCAACTCAAGGCATTGACACCAGCAGATAAGACTGGTGGGGCTATTGCTGTGCCATTGCAAGTGGCGGCAAGACTTTCTGAGATCGCAAAACTTCAGTCAACCTTGAGTCCTGATAGTCAAGAGTACAAACTTCTTGATATTGAGAAAACTCAATTGCAAAAACCTGAGAAGCCTGAGAAGCCAGAGGCAAGACCGTCTGTTGGTAGCGACAGAGAGGGTATTGCCTTGGAGTTGTTCGGCAAGAATTTCTATGATCTTGACCAAACACAAAGAGCAACAGTCAATGCAAAAGCAGATGCTCAGTCTGAGAAAAAAGCGGCACAAACCGCACCCAAAATTCAAGTTGACCTTAAAGACCCAACTGCTGTAGCAAAAGCTGGTCTTGATGTGATGGGTAAATGGGAGGCATTCTTAATGTCTGGTGGTGATGTTGAGGTTGCCAATAGATTCAAATCAGTTCAATCGGCAGTTGCAATGGCTAACGCTGGAAACCCAACTGCTGATGGTGCAATTTTGTATGGCATTGCCAAGATGTATGACCCAACTGGCTCAGTTTTAGAGGGTGATAAAAAATCCGTCACAGGAAATCCAAACATCCCAACTAGATTTAAGTTGTTTGTTCAAGGTGTACTTGAGGGAGGTTCTTTTACACCACAACAGCGTAAAGACTTGTTGAATATCGCAAATGAGATTGTTAAAAACAGAGAAAGCCAACTCAATGTCTATCGCAAACAATACATCAATAAGAACAAGGCTTTGGGTGGAGTTGATGAAGACATCCTGAACCCATATCAAGGTTTGAATAGACCACCATTGAGTGAATTGCAGATTACTCGCAACCCTAGAGGGAGACAATAAAAATGGCAACAGGTGAAGTAAAAAAAGTAACCATTGACCGTGAAGCCGCAAGAGCCGCTGGTTATTCTGATGCTGAAATTGACCAGTATGAGACAACAGTCAACACATACTCTCCAACAGTCATGGGTCAACAGCGAGAGCCTGAGACTCAAAGATTGCGTAGTTTGTTGCAAGGTGCAACATTCAAGTCTGCTGATGAAGCTGAAGCATATCTAAGATCACTCAAGGGTGAGAACTATGATGAAGCCCTGAAAGACATTCGCCTGAAGATCAAGAACTATGAGGCTTCAAGACCAGTCGAGGCTGGAACTTTTGAAACAGTTGGAAACATCCCTACAGCAGTTGCTCTCACAATGCTTACAGGCGGTGCTGGAGGCTCTACAGCAGTTCAATCATTCTTCCCCAACATCGCAAGAATTGCTGGTGCTGGTGCTATGCAAGGCACTTTGACAGGTGTTGGTGGTGCAGAGGGTGATGCTTACAGCCGTTTGACTGGTGGTGCTATTGGCGGCACTACAGGCTTCCTAACTGCACCAGCGACATACTTGGGTCTTAAAGCTGTTGGTGGTGCTGTTCTTGACCCAATGCTTGACTTCACAAGACGCAAACTTGGTGACCGTGGCGCAAAGATTGTTGAGACTGAAGTCCAGCGAATCCAAGAGCAAACAGGTTTGTCGCCAGACGATATTGTTCAAAAGATTGCCAATGGCGAGATCATGGCTGAGAACCCCAATATATTGGGCATTGTCAGGGCTTACGCTTCTGGTGGTGGTGACGCTTCTAGAACAATTCGTGAGGCATTAACCAGAAGACCAACTGAATTACGCAACAAGACAGTTGAGCAAATTTCAGCAGAGTTGAATGCTGGAACAGAGCCTAATGTCCTGAAGAAGTTTGCACAGTCTGAGGTCGAGAGAACAAAGGCTAGAAACGATCTTTATACAAGTGCATACAGCCAAGGTGCTGTAATCACAGAAGATATGTTGACTGCTCTGACAGATGCAATGCAACGATCTCCTAGTGCTTATGACTTGATTAACAAGTTGTCTCAAGCACAACTAAAGACAAAGCCATTCTTCACGATGAATGAGGCTGGTGAAGTGACATTCATCAGACCGCCAACCATCAAGGACATGGAGATTGCAAGGCGTGGTCTTAAAGCCGACATCAATAGAAAATACAGTACTGCTGGTGAGGGTGACATTGCCAAGGAGTTGCAACCTTATGAAGAAAAACTTAGAAGTTTGATTGATGATGCTTCAGCATCAGTATGGTATGCAAGATCACAGGCGGCAAGTGACAAACTGACTACAAGGGCATTCAATGATGGAAAGTTAGCCTTTGGCAAGAGTCCAGATCAAGTTCAAATTGAGTTTGAAAAGTTGATGTCTGCAAGCCCTGAAGCTGTTTCAGCTTATCGTGCTGGAATCATGGCTCAATTGCGTAACAAGATGAGCATGGGTGGTCGTACATCCATGATGGCTAACTTGGAGAATGCTGAAACCAAAGA